AGGGGGTAGTAAATTCACCAATCACATCTTCAATTGGGTGATTGTAGCGGATTAGAATAAAATGACCGGCCTCTTGCTCCACCCACCATTCGCCGTCATGCCGCTTAACTGAATTTTCTTGTCCTAATTTTTTGTCCGTCATGTGTTCTCTCCTAATTGTTATACCCCTTAAGGCCCGCGCATCGCTGCTACGGGCCTGTTGGGATTATGTGGGGCGGCTAGGCTTCTTTCCTCGCCCTCCTCTTGGCCCAGATAAAAGCCGCATCGAGCGCCTCATCATAGCTTGGGAAATAGTGGTAACGCCGCCCGTGTACGGAATGTCCCTGTGTCTCTCGCTCGTACCAGCCGTCCACCTCTGTAGGGCGGATAGAGCAATATCCTTTGAAATTTAAACCGGACAGTCTGGCGTGGATCCCGTTCGCTTTGTAAGTCTCGATGGCTTCGACGCTCATGTCGTTCTCCTCTGTTCCAATTTGTTCCGGATTGTTCACCTTGACAGCATGTATATACATTCTATCCTCCTGTCAAGTTCTAAGAAGCGTTTTCTTGAATTTTTTTTTCGGGGGATTCGACAGCGCGATGGCCGGGAACAAGATACCCTTTTTCATTCGCATGCATCCTGCGCTCCTGCAGCGCCTGAGAGCCGCGGCGCTGTCTCGAGGTAGGACGATGACCACTATCATCGAGGACGCCCTGCGCGCCTATCTGGGCCAGGAGGACACATGACGTGCGTGTCCTCGATCTCTTCAGCGGCATCGGTGGGTTCAGTCTCGGCCTGGAACGGGCCGGCATGCAAACCATCGGGTTCTGCGAGATCGATCCCTACTGCCGGCAAGTGCTGGCCCAGCACTGGCCCGGTGTCCCCATCCATGAAGACATCAAGGATCTGACGCCGGATGGTGGATCAGCTGACCTTATTTGCGGGGGATTCCCCTGCCAGCCCTGGTCACAGGCCGGGGAACGCCGAGGCGCGGAAGATGACCGCGACCTCTGGCCGGAAATGCTGCGAGTTATTAAAGCTGTTGAACCTCGATGGATCATTGGAGAGAATGTCCGAGGCTTTGTTAACCAGCCCTTGGGCCTCCAGCGCAGTGTTTCTGACTTGGAAACATGTGGCTACTCAGTCCAGTCATTCCTTATTCCAGCTTGCGGTGTCGGTGCCCTCCACAGGAGAGAACGAATCTGGATTATTGCCAAGAAGGCTGACGCCCACACCGACAGCCAGCGATCACATAGAGAGAAAAAGCACAAGCACCGAGAAGGTGAATCCGCTGACAGGCAAGAGCGTCACATTAAATCGGTTCGTAAAGTTCTGGCCGGATCAGGAGACACAGAGGAGCGGAGTGCCGGCGCTGTGGGCCACGCCAACAACGGCAATGACGGCAGGCTACTCGAAGAAAGAGAACAACAAGGCGGCGGCGGAAGGAAGAGCGGGACACTCAGGCAACGAATTGTTGAGGCAAGTGGTTCAATCCCAACTAATTATTCAGAACAGGGCGAACGACAAGTTTCCGAATTTAGAAAGCGTTGTGGTGAAATCTCTATGGCCGACGCCCAAGAACAAACTGTACCCGACTCCCACGGCTCCAGGAAAGCATCAGGTGGGAACGATCGGGGAATGGGGGGGAAGCGGGAACCCGCTGAGAACACCGGAGACAATGACCCTTGCTGGTGGCTCCCTGAACCCGACGTGGGTCGAGTGGCTCATGGGATACCCCGAAGGGTGGACCGCCTTAAAGCACTCGGCAACAGCATCGTCCCGCAAATCGCGGAAGCCATCGGACGCGCCATCATCGTCGGAGAATACGGATGAGTAACGTCACCACCAAAGAGGTCGAGGTGAACTTCCTGGGCATGCGCGCCCGCAAGCTGGTCCCGCTCGACTGGGCTGACCAGCTAGTGATCGACGCCTTTGCCCAGGGCGACAAGGCACCGGAGATCCTCATCGAGGCGCTGCACCGCGTTGCCAAGGAAGGCGCACCCAATGCGTGACATCCATATCGCATCTCGCAAAGGCCCGCCGCCGCGCAAGTGGTACTGGCCCAAGCCGGCGTCAAAGAAGTATCGCGATGGATGGGATCGGATTTTCAAGAAGAGCAAGCCGGTGAAGGTGAAGAAATGAAAAACCTCCCCGCACTTATTGATTCCGCCACACACACCTTAGCGAATGCACGGACATCCGCTGAAGTGCTTGAGGCGAAGGCCCAGGCCCAAGCCGCGCTCCATTATTCCAAGGTGACAAAGGCCGCACTGGAAGTCCAGGGCGACTGCCTGAAGATGGTCTGTCGCGCCGAGGAGCGGTTCGCGGACGAGATCGATGCGTCTGAAGATTTTAAACCGGGCAGGGATAAAAGGTCGGGAGATATGACCTTTCAGGATATCGGCGTAACTAAACAACAGGCGCATGACTTCCGCAAGGTCCGCGATCTCGGCCAGGAGAAGGTCGCGGAGATCGTGGACAGCGCCGTCGCGGAAGGGCGCGCACCAACAAAATCCGAAATCTTATCGCATCACGGGTCTGGAATTGATCCGAATGTAAATCCCAACCCGCCAGAAGGGTTCGCAAAGCGAATACACATGAACGGCTACATCAAGGAATTAGCCGCGTTTTGCGAAAAATACTCACCACAGTTAATCGCTGGCGCATGCACCGACAAACAACACGCCGACATGTTGGGCGGTTTAACCACAATCTCAGACTGGACTAAGGATTTCAGAAAATGAGCATGAAGAAAACAGTCCGCTCGGACATATTACGCGAGATCGAAAGAGTGAAGAAAACAAACAGTGTGATTGCACCGCGTTGGGTGGCTAACGCTGTCACAAAAGTCTATTTCAAAGATTTACCGAAAACCGAAACTGCAGAAATCGTTCGTTTTCTCGCATTTTCAGAGTGCCGGCGTGAAGTAGCGAAACTCATAAGCAAATCTCTCAGCATCAATGGAAACGATCAGAGAGAGCTTGTCTTGCCTGGGTTTGCTTACCTTCAAACACATTACGAAATAAAACGTGAAGACGAATGGCTCGGCGTTCCTATTCACATGATGACGGTTGAAGAACTTCAGGGGAAAGCCAACGAACTACAATCCATGGGGAAAGCCTGTTTCCAGCATGCTGAAGAAATACTGGATTATGCAGAAACAGCCTTAGTCAAAACGTTGTCAGCCCAATGATCATCGGCATTGACCCAGGCAAGACCGGCGCCATCGCCATGCTGTATCAAGCTGGACACCCCAAGTGGGGCAAACTTTACATCGAGGACATGCCGGTACTCGGCAAGGAAATCAACGGCGCCGCCTTCGCTGATATATTAGAAGAGTTCCCGCCCATCATAATCTACATCGAGGCGGTCAACTCTCGTCTGATGGGACGCCAGTCCGCATTCAATTTCGGACAGGGGATCGGCGTCCTCAAAGGCGTCATCGCCGCCAAGCGGATCAGTTATTGCCAAGTGTCTCCAGCTAAGTGGAAATCACACTTCAAGCTTCCAGCCGACAAAGACGCGGCCCGCGCCAAAGCGACACAGTTATTCCCCGCGAATGCGGACCTATTCAAACGCAAGAAGGACGACGGTCGCGCCGAGGCGGCGCTGATCGCACTGTACGCTCAACAGACAGGAGGACGAGCATGATCGATACACGAAATGGAGGGTATCCCCTCGATCCTGAAACCCTGACACAGACCACCGGACCCATGGAGGGCATGATGGGTGACCGCGTGGTTTACGACAGGTTCGAGGTGCTACAGGACGCCATCGTGGCAGTCGGGAAGCGCGGCGAGGACTACGGCACCCCGCGCGAGAACATGGATCGCACCGCGAACATTCTCAACGCGCTGCTGGCCGACAAGCTGAAGCACCCCATTAGTCCCGGCGATGTCTGCATGATCATGGCTGGGGTCAAGCTCGCCCGCCTGATGAACCAGCCGGAACACCACGATAGCCAAGTGGACACGGCGGGCTGGATCTCCCTGATGGCAGAGGTGGCGTGATGGAACCCGGTATTCACGATATCAGCGACGAGGAATACTTCGCCGCTTATGGACTGTCCAACTCATATCTGTGGACATTCAACAACAAAACCCCGGCTCATGCCCAAGTCCCCTTCCGCCTACAGACGAGATGACGCTGGGCAGCGCCGTCCACATCGCCGTCCTGCAGCCCGACAAGATCGACGCCATGATAGTGCAAGGGCCGGCGGATCGGCGCGGCAAGAAGTGGACCGACGCCAAAGACAAGGCCGAGAAGGCGGGTCAGATCATCCTGATCGAAAAGGAATACAACATCGCCATGACCATGCGTGACAAGGTCTGGCAGAACCCCACATTCGCGGGTCTGCTGGCCGGCGAGGGCGCGCTCTACGAACAGGCGGCGTTCTGGAACTACCGCGAGCAGCTGTGCAAATGCAAGCTCGACTGCGCGAAGGACAGCTTTATCCTCGATCTGAAGACCAGCGCCGACGCCAGCCCTGCAGGATTCGCACAGTCCGTCGCCAAGTACGGCTACCACCAGCAGGCGGCGTCATACAAATATGGCTGGGAGCAGGCGAGCGGGCAGCTGATCGACGCTTTCCTGTTTCTCGTCATCGAGAAGACACCGCCCTACGCGCCGGCCATCTACGAACTCGACGCGGCCAGCCTGCGCGAGGGCTGGGCGTCATACAACGCGGCCATCGATAAATACATCGAGTGCGCCGCGGCCAAGCACTTCCCGGCATACCCCGACGAGAAGGTGCTGCTGCAGCTGCCAGCCTGGGGATTCCGCCACACCAACCCACGCGAAATCAACATCAATGGAGAACAGCGATGACCTTTCAAGCACCACCTCCCGACGCGCCCCGCGGCGACGGCGGGAATTACGCCGGCTACATCCTCTGGCATGCACAGGGATCCGGTAAGCACGGACTGCCGCCGGCCAGCTGGTCGATCAACGTCGAGACAGGCCGCGTCCCCTTCCCGCCCATGTCCACCGGATGCGTCTGGAATATCGAGAACATCATCACCGGCTGGGAGAACTGGCCCGATGGCGGGCAGAAGATCTGGCATGCCAACCCCGCACCGCACACGCCCCTGCCCTACCCCGGCGCCGGCTTCACCGAGGGTGTGAAGATCCCGATGGCGGTCGATGCCAATACCGTGGTCATGTGGGATCAGGCAAGCGTCGGCGCATGGAAAGGCTTCTGCCAGGTCGCCGCTATTCTCGGCCAGCAGGCGCCCCAGAACCCCGGCATGTATCCGGTCATCCAGTTCGCCGGATCCACGCTCACATCCACCGGGAAGAACAGCACTCAGGTGCCTAACTTCCAGATCCTGCAGTGGGTGCCGCAACCGGCCTGCTTCGCGGCCCAGGCACAGCCGCCGGCCCCGCCGCCGGAACAAGGCTGGCAGCAACCCGCCGCGGCACCGCCCCAACAGCCTGCACCACCGCCCCAACAGCCTGCACCGCCGCCGGCAGCGGCACCACAGGGCGGCGCATGGGATGCCGGCGCCCCGGCGGCAGGACAGCCCGTACCAGCTGCTGCCCCTGCACCCGCTCCTGCCGCGGCGCCAGCCGGTGCTTGGAACGGCTAACCTCCTCTGCCCTGTCTGCCTGCAGCAAACGCGAGGGTTCGGCTTCATGCCGTCCCTCGTCGGCAGGGAGGGTAAGCGCCTCGCGACCTGTTCGTTAAAACATTTAAACGCGATCGCGGATTACATCATGGCTGATCATAAGCTGGAAAGCGACGAGGACGAGCCGCTCTGGGAAGCCGTCAAGGCTGCAGGGCAGTACCTCGATGAGCTTCAACGGTTTGATCTGCGCCACCTGACCCGCGATCAGCTGATGATGTTCGGGTCCATCGTCATCAGCAAATATGCGGAAGCCCGCGCCGACTGGTTCGAGAACCGGCGGCATCCCGATGACACCTTCGCAAAAGATGTGGGGATTGAGTGATGAAGATGACACTTGGTTATATCGGCCTAATCGTACTCGTAAATTGGGGTTTCACGGTTGTCCCGTTGGTCCCGTTACTGGGCGGCGAGATGTTCCCGCCAATGTCATTGGTAGTGGGGTTCATCTTTGTTGCCCGTGACTTCGCGCAGCGTGAAGTTGGACATTGGGTTATCCCGGCCATGCTTATCGGGGGCGCACTTTCATGGTGGATGGCTGATCCGTTTATCGCCGTCGTCAGTGTCTCGGCCTTCCTTATTTCTGAAGCTGCCGATTGGGCTGTGTACACATGGACACGCAAGCCTTTTGCTCAACGGGTACTGCTGTCGAGCCTTGTCGGGACGCCGCTGGATAGCGCGGTATTCCTCGCCATGATTGGTCATCTATCGGTGACAGGCGTTGTAGTGATGACGCTTTCAAAAATGATCGGCGCGTTGGCAGTCTGGTGGATGCTGCGAAAAAGGGCGCTTACATGACAGTCCATTACCATTGCGCCGATATTTCGGGCGGGCGGTTACTGGAATTGGCCGGCGCCAATCTCTTAGTTTCTTACGCCTACCCATCAAAGGTGAAGCAAGCTCATTATATCGCGCAAACGGTCATGCTCGATAATGGAGCGTTCACAACATGGCGACCCACAAAATGACATCAGAAAAATGATCGACAGATGGGATCGGAGACAGTGCAAATCTCGATGGCTCTTCACGCCAGAACAACCAAAGTTTCCCCTGTGACCACCGCCGCCGACATCGTCAAGCACCTCACAAAGGTGAAAAAGACCGGCGAAGGTGAGTACATCGCCTGCTGCCCAGCGCACGATGACAAGAATCCCAGCTTGTCCGTCAAGGACGGCGACAAGCACGTCATCTGGAAATGCCACACCGGCTGCTCACAGGAGGACGTGCAGATCGCGCTCATCAGAATAGGTGCGCTCCAGCCGAGAGAGGAACACGAGGAGTTCACCAGATCCCTCGCCTTCTCATCGACATACGCCAACCCGCGGACTTACGCATATCGCGACAAGGATGGCACACTCATATATATAGTGCGGCGCCAGCCCAACCCTGACGGCTCCAAAACATTCAGGCAGTACCACCTCGAGGGTGACCAGATGGTCCCCAAGATGGACGGCGTCACGCGGGTCCCATACGCACTCCACCTGTGGCACAATCTCGATACCGTGTTCATTGTCGAGGGCGAGCAGGCCGCAGAGGCGCTCATCGCACAAGGCTACCCCGCCACATGCAATCCAGGCGGCGCGAAATCATGGCAACCAGAACTAAATCCACACTTCAAGGGCAAGACCGTCTACATCCTCCCAGATAACGATGACCCAGGACACGAACACGCCATCCAAGTCGCAGAACAACTCCACGGCACCGCAAGCACTATCATCATCGCGGACCTCTGTGCCGGCATGTCAAAGAAGGCAGACATCGTGGATTGGATGGCGCAAAACCCATCAAAGATCAAAACAATTTACGACCAGGTCGCCACTTGGAAACCATACCGCGAAGGCGACAACGCACCAAAGCTCACCACATCAGGCAGGCAGTGGCTGACCGGCGGGCAGATCCAATACGTCATGGACGCCAACTGGACAGTGCGCGACATCATCCCAGCATCAGGCATGGGCGCAGCCTACGGCAAGCCGGGATCCGGTAAGACATTCTGGGCGCTCGACCTCGCAATGCACATCGCATCAGGCACCGGATACCTGAACAAGACCACCAAGCATGGACCCGTGGTCTATATCCCGCTGGAATCCGGCACCCGATTCCAGAACCGCGTCAAGAAATGGGCGGATCATAACGATATCAACATCGATGACATTCCCATCCACATCAGCTCGACGCCGCTCAACCTCCTCTCGTCGCCAGAGGATGTGAAGGAACTGATCGAGGACATCCGCGACATCGAGGAAAACGAGGGCCAGCCAGTCAAGATCATCATCATCGATACACTTTCGCGCTCCATGCCCGGCGGTAACGAGAACAGCCCTGAAGATATGACGGCGCTCGTCGGTCACTGCGATGAGATCTGGAAGGCGCTCGACACGTTCCTCCTGCTCGTACACCACACCGGCAAGGATGAAGCCAAAGGACTGCGCGGTCACAGCGCCCTGATCGGCGCCGTCGATACCGAGATCGAGATCAAGGCCGAGGATGACACATTCAAAAACGCCACCATATCCAAACAGCGCGACGGCGAAGACGGCATGGCATTCGGCTTCAAGCTCAATACATGCGAGATCGGAAACGACAGCGATGGTCAGATGCTGACTACATGCGTAGTCAAACACATCCCGCCCGACGACATGCCTGCGCCAGCGGCAAGGCGTAAAGGCCCAACCGGCAAACACCAGAAGGTCGTCCTTACAGCGATCCAGACAGCACTCCTCGACATCGGTAATGACGCATCCCCTGGAGGTGGCCGGCCCGTGGTTCGGTGCATAACAGCAGGACAGCTGAAACAATTCGCATACCCAGCCATGACATCGGACACCGATCACAGAGCCGGTGACCTTAAACGCGCCGTCGCAGCACTCGTAGATCAAGGGCATTGTAATCACTACAACGGGTTTTACTGGATATGATTTACACCACGCAAACCACGCAATCATGGAATGCGGGGTGTGGCACAACCTGTGGTCAAACCACGCAAACCACGCATTGTTCTATAAGAATGCGTGGTGCGTGGTTCTCAGAGTGGCGTGGTTTTGAGAAGTGAGGGTGAAATGACCAAAAAGAAAACCCCCCACGCCGATCACGGATCACCTGAGATCCAGCAGCACGGTGAATATCAGGAAATCGAAACACCTATCGCAGGAGTGACCGCTCTTCGCAATACCACACATGATCCAGTCGAGACATATCGCAAAAGAAAACTGATCACCGAGCGACAGTATCGCGCAGCTGATCGGCTCGCAGCGCAATACCGTCGCGCAACCCTCACCGCCGTCTACGCCACCGTTCGATGGGATGACATCAGGTCAGGTGGACTGAGTGATCGGGCCGCCGAGATCGTCACTCATGCTCGCGATGAAGTGCGAGCGGCTCTTGCTCATGTCGGATTCCCGCTCGCTGGCGTCCTTGAGCATGTCGCCGGCAATGGTGGCGCCGTCAACGACTGGAGCGGCGTCAGCGGCTCTTCTCGCCCCGCCCAGGACGGTATGGTCGCACTCCGACTGGCACTCGATGGACTGTGCCAGTTCTACAAGATGTGACCTTTGAAAAGTTTTTCCGTGCGTTCTCGTCTGTTTACCTTGTCGAGGTGATCTCGCTGTGCCAGTATGTGTCATCTTGTGGTTTTTGTCTCTGGCGGGGCGGGACATTCCTCTGCAAGATTTGTGACTCAGCCCGTTGGTTCAATCCGGCGGGTCTTTTTTTGAGGTGATTGGATGGCTCGTCCGACGATCCGCAACAAGAAGATGGTGGACGAGATCCTTGAGCGGATCTCAGTCGGTGAAACACTGACCTCCATCTGTAATGATGATCACCTCCCGACAATCCGTGCCGTCCAGAAATGGTGCATCAAGGATCATAAGCTCGATGACGATGTCCATCGCGCCAGGATCAGAGGCACCTTGATCCAGGCCGACGAGGCTGTCGATGCACAACGCGCCGTGATTGCCGGCGAGACTGGCCTCGATGCCAAGCACCTCCAGGCTGTGGTCACTGCTGCCAATAATATGGGGCATCAGGCTAATGCTCGCCTGACCCGTATCGATAAGCGGTACAAGGACAAGCAGGAGATCGAGAATGTCGGTCCTGTCGTCGTTGGGTGGAAGGATACACAGCCGGTCACCAAGCCTAAGCCTGAGCCACTGTTGACCGACGCACAGCTGGATCAGATCACACCGGAATCCAGCCCTAACTAGGTTGGACATCACATATTTGTTCGTGCCATCGCGCACGATCAGATGGTGCCGATTGATCGGCTAAGTCATTGAAGTTGTTACTGTTTTTCTGGCCGTGTCACAGTTGCTGACGAGCGTCTAAGATTGTGACAGCGGCCTCGAGCGCGGATTTCTGTGGGTTTTTCGGCGTGACCCCCTGGGGGGCCGAGGGCGGGGGTACCCCGGCGCCGCGGTTGCCGCTGTGGACTCGTAGGGACCACCCGCTGTATCCGCCAGGAGATTTTCAGTATGGCTCGCGATTACGGGAAAGAGTACCGGCAGTATCACGCGAAGCCGCTTCAGAAGAAGCGCCGCGCCCAGCGCAATGCCGCCCGCCGGAAGATGGGATCTGCTGGCCGGGTGAGGAAGGGTGACGGCAAGGACGTTGATCACCGGGACAGGAATACATCGAACAACGCGCCTGGGAATTTGCGGGTGCAGTCGAAGGCGCGCAACCGGGGCCGGAACAGCATTCTGGGCCGGGGGCGCAGGGGTTTATTGAGTTGAGGAGGAGAACATGTCGTTGAGATTGCGGAAGCGGAAGGCGAAGGCCGAGGAAAAGGCACTTGTCGAGGGTGCGCCGAGGACTGCCACCGAGGCTATCGCAGACGGCGCACTTGTCCCCAAGACCGCCGACCAGGTCCGCCGTGAAAACCAGCGGAAGCGTTCGACGCGCCGGCTGGGCGGGCGCCCCGTTGCGTGACAAGATTGAGGGTGTCCTGACGCCTTCCCAGGCCAAGGATCTTCGCGAGTATATCGGTTATCGCGATTTCGCGGAGCCATTGATTGCGCCTTTGGTTTCGCTTTTGCGTGAGCGGATTCCGATCATCACGGAGCCGCCGGCGTATTGCCGTGTGGAGCGCCGCCCAGAGGGGCATCCCTGGCACCATGACACTGGTCCGAGGGGTCATATGGGTTGGTGCCGATTTACGGCTGGGTGCGTCCTGACGCCCCAGGAGATGTACACGGGTGGTGGCTTTTACTTTCGGGATGATCCTGAGACAGCGAGCCATCATTACTGTGATCTCGTTTTTTACGATGACGCGGTTGAGAACGAGCATACGGTCGCGAGCCACCGTGGTGACCGGCGGGTTCTTTTGATGTTTTTCCGAGGGCCGGATGACTGAAGCAGCCAACCACATTACGATTCCTTATCGGCCCCGCCCGCTGCAGGCACAATTCCACCAAGAAGCCGCGAGGTTTTCGGTAGCTGTGTGTCACCGCCGGTTTGGCAAGACGGTTATGGCGGTCAACTGGCTGTTGAGGGAGATCCTGACTTGCCCGCGAGATCGAGCGCAGGGAGCCTATATCGCGCCGACCTATTCCGCCGCTAAGCGCATTGCCTGGGTGATGTTACGAGATTATGCGGGTGTGATACCGGGGGCCAAGTTCAACGAGGCTGAGTTGCGCTGTGATTTGCCTGATGGTCAGCGGATCTGGCTTTTAGGATCCGAGAATCCTGATTCGCTGCGCGGCCTTCGGCTTGACGCTTGCTGCCTCGATGAGTACGCGGACATGAACTCTCGTTTATTCCCTGAGATTGTGCGCCCGGCGTTGTCGGATTTCGGGGATGGGAAATGTCTCTGGATCGGGACACCGCGGGGCGAGAACCAGTTCAAGGAGATTTACGATCACGCGGTCGAGCGGATGGAAGCTGATGATCCTGAGTGGTACGCGATGCGGTTCCCGGCATCCGAGACTGGGGTTCTGAAGCAGGAGGAGTTGGATGCGGCGAAGGCGACGATGGATGAATCGCAGTATCTTCAAGAATTTGAAGTTTCTTGGTCTGCTGCTCTTGTCGGCGCCTATCTGTCTGCTGCTCTGGACAGTGCAGATCTTGATGGACGCATTACGAAAGTTCCGTGGGAGCCGAATCTCGAGGTACACACGGCTTGGGATCTGGGTGTCGCGGACAGTACGGTTATTTGGTTTTATCAGACCTATCGTGGTGATCCCGGTGTGCGGATTATCGATTATTATGAAGCGTCTGGTGAAGGCCTGCACCATTACATATCGGAGTTGAAGACGCGGCCTTACGTTTATGGCCGGCATCATTTCCCCCATGACGTGATGGTGCGCGAGCTTGGTTCTGGGATGTCGCGATACGAGATCCTGCAGGGTTTGGGTGTGCGTTGTCATGTGGTTCCGAAACTGTCCTTGCAGGACGGTATCGAGGCTATGCGGGCGATCATCCCGCGCTGTTATTTCGACCGCGCGAATTGCGCTGATGGCTTGCGGAAGTTGCGGGCGTATCATCGGAAATTCGATGAGCGGACTGGCGACTGGAAGGACCGCCCCAATCACGATGCCAATTCTCATGCCGCTGATGCCTTTCGGTATCTGGCGCTGGGGTTGCGTGATGACGGCGGGGAAGATCTTTCCGTGATGGCGCGGACGGGCCGGTTGGCTGGGGGCGGCGCGGTGGTGCGCTCGGATTACGATGAGCTTCGTTGAACTGGTGCCGGCGCTGTATTCGGATGTTGTCTTTATCGCGCGGCGCATGCGGGCCTTGGACGCCGAGGAGATCCTGCCGTTGGTGTGGGGAAATTGCCCGGAAGACCTGGCGCTGCAATCTGTTTCGGCTGGCGGATTGTCTACGGTTGCTCTTTCCGGCGTTGAGCCGGTGGCGGCGTATGGAGCGTATTTTTCGCGTCCTGGAATCTGGTCAGTGTGGATGTTCGCGACGGACAGTTGGCCGATGGTTGGCCGCGCTGTCACGCGGGACATTCGGCGTCGGATGATGCCTGAGATGCTGGACACGCCAGGGGCTGTCCGCGCGGACTGCTGGTCGATGGAGGGCCATGACGAGGCCCATCGCTGGCTTGAGGTTTTGGGCGCCATTCGCGAGGCGTCTGTCGAAGATTACGGAGCAACCCGTAGGACATTTCATTGTTATTCATGGACGCGCTCGCGGTTTGAGCGTGATGGGAGTTTTGATCATGTGCATCGGACCATTCGCGCCAAAGATGCCCTCGCCGCCGATGCCGGCGCCGCCACCGCCACCGGAGCCACCGCCGACGCGGGACGATCCGGCTGTCAATGCGGAAGCGGCAGCGGAGCGGAAGCGCCGGCTGGCGGCAAAGGGCCGACAGTCCACGATCTTGTCCGGTTCACTGGGCGACCAGTCGGGTGCGAATGTCGGTAAATCCTCATTGTTGGGAGGTTGATTATGTGCAGTAGCAGTCCTCCTCCTCCTCCTTCTCCTCCTCCTCCCCCTCCTCCTCCTCCCCCAGCTCCGGATCCAGAGCAGGATACATTGGTGGCTGGGGGGAATTATAATCGTCGCCGCCGCGCTATGGCTGGTGGCCGTTCTTCAAGCATTCTGACCAGTTCTCGAGGTGTGCCGGAGCAGGCGAACTTGGGGACGAGGTCGTTACTGGGCGGCTGATGTGTACGCCTGAGTTCACACAATCCCAGAAGCAATCAGGGGGGGCGAAAGCTCCCCCTTCTTCTTTGGGGGCGAGGCTTGATCAGGCCCAGCGGCTGGCGTCCTCGACGGCTGGCGGCGGGACGCAATTCGCCTCGACCATCCTTCGCGGCGCACCGCGCAACTCCGATGCGGACGCGATTCGCAAAACCACATTGTTAGGTGTCTGATGGATATTCCCGACAGCACGGCTGAACTTTTCAAGCGTTTCGATCAGCTGAAGAAGGATCGCGGCGTTTGGGAATCCCACTGGGAAGAGGTCGCGGAGCGGGTACTGCCTCGCTCTGCAGAATTTACCGGCGAGCGGACGCCTGGGGACAAGCGGACGGCGAAGCTTTATGACGCGACGGCGGTGCTGGCGCTTGAGCGTTTTGCGTCCGCGGTCGAGGGCTTGCTGACGCCGCGCGGCGCCCGGTGGCACACATTGCGCGCGACCAACCCGGCAGTGAATAACGATGATGATGTGCGGCAGTGGTTCGACACTGTCGAGGAGATCATCTTTCAGCTGCGCTATCGGCCAAAGGCGAATTTCGCATCCCAGATGCATGAAGGATATATGTCGCTGGGCGCCTTCGGGACCGGCGGATTGTTCGTGGACGAGGATCCCGTTCTGGGGATGCTGTATCGGAATATCCACCTGGCGGATTTGTTCCTGGCGCAGAACGAGCGCGGTGTTATTGACACGGTATTTCGGCAGTTCGAGGTGACGGCGCGTCAGGCGTTGCGGATGTTCAATGACGGCGACCTGTCCGACGATCTCCTTAAATTGGTGAAGGACAAGCCCGACACGCGGGTTAAGCTTTTACATGTGGTAATGCCGCGCACGGATCGCGATGTGGAGCGCCGCGACAAGCTGAACGCTGCATTTTTCTCTGGCTATTTCGAGGTGAAGACCAAGCACCTCATCGAAGAAGGCGGTTTCGATGAACTGCCTTATATCATGTCTCGTTACGTTACCGGCCCGCGTGAAACTTACGGGCGATCTCCAGCAATGAGCGTTTTGCCAGAGATCAAAATGATTAACGAAATGAGCAAAACGGTCATCAGGGCGGGCCAGAAGGTAGTAGATCCTCCACTACTGATCGCCGACGATGGTGTTGTCTTCCCGGTCGATACCCGATCCGGCGGCACAACCTTCGCCCGCCTTGATGGCAGACAGCAGGCTCCAGTCCAGCCGCTCCATACCGGCGCGCGGGTGGATATTGGTTTCGAGATGATGGAGCAGCGCCGGCAGCAAATTAACGATGCCTTTCTGGTGACTTTGTTCCAGATCCTTGTCGAATCCCCTCAAATGACGGCGACGGAAGTTCTGCAGCGCGCCCAGGAGAAGGGGCAGCTGCTCGCGCCGACCATGGGCCGGCAGCAGAGCGAAACGCTTGGACCGTTGATCCAGCGTGAACTGAACATTCTTGGCTTGCAGGGCGCTTTGCCGCCTTTGCCGCCCTTGCTGATCGAGGCTGAGGGCGACTATGAGGTCGAGTATGTGTCGCCCTTGAGCCGCGCCATGAAGGCCGAGGAAGGCGTGGGAATCCTTCGCACCCTGGAGATGGTGCAGCCGATCGCCGCGGTTGACCAGTCGGTCATGGACAATTTCGATTTTGATGCCATCACACGGATCCTGGCCGACACCAACGGTGCGCCTCAGAAGATCCTGCGCCGGCAGGATGATATCGACGGCATGCGCCAGCAGCGTCAGCAGCAGGACATGATGTCGGCGGGCGTCCAGGCCGCGCCACAGGTTGCGGACGCGGCGTTAAAGGTCGCGCAGATCGCGGAACAAGCGCAGCTGCCGCCGCCTCAGTAAGACCAGATTGAAATCTTGAAATTTAATACCGGGAAAAAGATGGCACAGGAACAAGCAAAAGTCCAGGCCGAGATCATGCAGGCCTATCGCGACATTTTTCTGCACACGCCGCAAGGCCGGCTGGTTCTCAACGACATGCTGAAGGCATCGCAGCTGCTCGCGATGACCGGCATTCGCCGCGACAACGAGCTTCAGCATCTGGAGGGGACACGGGACATGGTGCGCCGGATCATTTCGATCCTGGCAATCGATGAAGAGCAACTTTTGAAACTGGCAACAGGAGAAGAAATCAATGCCGAATGATGCAACTGGGTCCGTGCTGGACACGGGTAACTCGGACGCAACCCCTTGGGATCAAGGGCTTGACGATTACCGGGAAACAATCGAGGCGAAGGGCTGGAAGTCCAGCGCCGATCTGATGAAATCATATGTCCATCTGGAGAAGGCAGTCGGCGCGGACAAGGTCGCTCTTCCCGCCGCCGACAGCAACATTCTCGAGTGGGAAGGCTGGTCGAAGCTCGGAACACCAGAGGACGCCGCGGATTATTCGATGGGGGCGCCGGAAGGCTTCGATGCCTACGATGCCGGCCTGTCGGATGACATGCGCGCCGCCTTCCATGAGGCTCGGCTGACGCCGGCCCAGGCGCAGTTCATCCATGACAAGTTTGTCGAGCGGATGATCGGCCAGCACGGTGATGCGGCTGACGCCTTCGCGGACACACAAGCTGCTGGCGAGGCGGACCTGAAGAAGGAGTTCGGCACTGCTTTCGATGACCGTGTCGCCGCGGCCAAGCGTGGGATCGCGGAATACGGTGGTGACGCCCTGGCCGACGCCCTGGTCAATGCCGGCCTGGGATCCAATCCCGCCGTCATCCGCGCTTTCGCCACCATCGGCATGCAGCTGAAACAATCCGGCCAATTCAAGGACGGTGAAGGTTCCGGCCAGTTCGGAACCACGCCTGAGGCGGCCAAGGAAGAGATCGCGAAGATCAGGGCGAATCCGGCGCTCATGGATGAGAGCCACCCTGAAAACAAGGTTCTGAAGGATCGCCTGACGCGCCTGACGCAGATGGCGTTTCCTGATGCTGGGTAACCCTTAACTGGGTCCAGAAGAGACAGCTGGAGAGACAGCATTCGGGTCCGCGAGCGCGGGTAACCCTTCACCCTTTGTATCAACCAACGCAAGGAGGACTGACTGATGTCTGTCCAAATTACCACTGCGATGGTCGAGCAGTATAAGGGAAACGTCGAGCATCTCGTTCAACAGAAGGGCAGTCGCTTGCGCGGCAAGGTTTCCGTGGAAACCGTAGTCGGTAAGAACGCCTTCTTTGAGCAGATCGGCGTGACCAATGCTCGGACTCGCACCTCGCGGCATGCTGACACGCCGCGTATGGATACGCCCCATTCCAGGCGGCGTGTCTCCTTGGTCGATTACGACTGGGCCGATCTCATCGATGATGAGGACCGTGTCCGCATGCTGATCGATCCCACCGGCCCGTATTCCGTCGCCGCTGCTGCTGCGATGGGACGCGCCATGGACACGGCGATTATCGACGCCGCCGATGGCACGGCTTATACGGGCGTTGCCGGTGGAACCAGCACTTCTTACGCCTCTGCCAATACGGTCGATGTTCAGGTGGGGATCTCCCCGGCTGCTGACACCGGATTGAACGTGGGTAAGTTGCGCGCTGCCAAGCAGATCCTCGACGCCAACGAAGCCGAGGACGAGGGCCGTACCATGGTCATCAATGCGAAGCAGCTTCAGAACCTGTTGGCCGAGACTGAGATTACAAGCAGCGATTATGCTGTCATAAAATCCTTAGTCCACGGTGAGGTGTCAACTTTTTTAGGCTTCGATTTCGTAAGGACGGAGCTTATCGAGGTGGATTCCAACAGCGATCACAAGGTTCTGTACTGGCAGAATGCTGGCATTAAGCTGGCAATCGGCAAGGAAGCCTCCGTCAAGATCAGTGAGCGTGATGACAAGAATTACGCGACACAGGTCTTTTACTCCATGTCCATCGGTGCGACCCGCATGCAGGAAGAGCTTGTCGGTTACATCGAATGTGACCCGACCTAGAAAGGAGATTGAACAATGGCTGTTGTTAATCTCGTCGGCTCGCGGATCATGGATGGGCTGGACAACGTCCCCGTCGATCTGGGTGATCCCGGTGAAGGCGGTGGCGGTGTCAAGACGTGGGTAGAAACCGTGGAGGTTGGCGCTGCCGACACCACGGCCTCAACCTACCTGATGGCCCGTCTGCCGTCCAATGCCCGTATTCTCGGAGCGTCCAAGTTGTATTGGGACGATCTGACGACCACGGGTTCCCCGACCATGGATATCGGCGTCTACAATCAGAGCGGTAATTCCGACTTTACCGACGATCCCGACGCCATGTCCAATGCTCACGATGTCACCAGTGCGGGCAGTGCGTCCGCGATCTCCGACATCGCGAACTACGGGCTTCCTCTTTGGGACTTCATCGACTCTCAGACGACTGACCCCAAGAAGGATCTCGACATCAAGGTCAAGCTCACCGACGCGGCGGTTGCCGGCGGTGGCACCATGACGCTGGAGCTATTCTACAGCGTTGACTGACCTGTCATCGGGGGGAGGGTTTGCGCCCTCCCCCCTCCCTTTTTTTACGGAGGACCGCGAATTGTGGAGCATCCAACCGGGAATGCGCCTGAAAAGGTGATCCTCGTCGGGCTTGGCCCGTCGAAGGCTGAATATATGGACATCATGTCATCGGACGCCGTGGTCATCGACCGCGATGAGGTCTGGGGCGTGAACGGTGCTGGCGCCGTCATCAACGTCGATCTGTCCTTCGCGATGGACGACTACCTGACTTGCGTGAACAGGACGCCTGCTTTCGCAACATGGTTTGAAAACGCAAAGGAACCCTTCTTTACCTCGATGCCAAGGAATCCGAATGCCCTCGCGTATCCCCTGCAGGAGGTGATCTCGATGCCGGGAGCGCGGCCATATTTCAATGGGAGCGTTTCTTACATCGCCGCCTACGCGGCGCTGATCGGCGTCAAGGAACTGACGATCTTTGGCTGTGACTATTTGTATGGCGGGATCGGGCGAATGCACCCGCGCCAGGTCGATACTGTGGCGCGCTACATGGCTTGCATGTCATGGTGGTTGGGTTACTGCCAAGCCCGTGGGATGGAGGTGGTGGTCACGCCGGGTAGCCCGCTCCTCGATGCGGACCTGACCCTGTTGGAGCAGTTCTACGGCTACATCGTGAAGCCGTTCCTGCACACGGCGAAGAGAATGGATCCAGACGTGCCGGGGCATCTCGGTGGTCATATGAATCGCTGCCACATTGATGAGGGCGCGCTGGATTACATGATCGAGCGGTTTTCGGTCAAATCTTTGATCGATATCGGTTCTGGAACTGGCGGCATGGTGGAGGTCGCCATGGATCGGGGGCTGGTGGCTGTCGGCGTTGAAGGTGATCCTTCGGTCAATGGGAAGTACGCCTGCTTCCAGCACGATTTTACGGACGGTCCTGTTGCAACCGGGAGAAACGATCTGGCCTGGAGCGTCGAGTTCCTTGAACACGTCGATGAGAAGTACACCGACAACTACATGCAGGCGTTTATGAACTGTCATTACGCTCTGGTGACCGCTGCGCCACCTGGGACGGACGGGTATCACCACGTCAATTGTCGCGACGAGGATTACTGGATTGACGTGTTTAACCAATACGGGTTTGACCTTGATGA